TTGCGCAACGGCTGGTTGAGTTAAATTAGGTTCATTAGTAGCTATAATACTATTATAAATTTCTTCAGCTTCTTCAGGATTAAATTTTTTATCATCTTCAAAAATAGCAGCGATAATTTCTTCCTTAGAAGCATTAGCCAAAAGCAATGGACTGTATTTTTCAACAGCAGATTTTTTTGTTGCGTGGTGCATATATTGTTTTTTTTATTCGTAAATAAATTATTTTCTGAATCCAATTCGCTTAACTTCTTTATCACTAATATTAAACTCACATTCGTTTAGCCAAACCTGCTTATATTCTGCATTAATAAAATATGATAGTTCATAAGAAACAGCGTTAAACCTTATTGATATACCCGTTATGATAGCATCGATATTACTTAGCTTAGTAACTACTTTACTCCCACAGCTATATAATTTTAATAACATCTCAACTTAATATAGTATTCCCTATAGGTTTTGGTTTTGTTAATTCTTTAGCTATAACATATTCTTTTAACTTCATCTTCAATTCAGTTGCAGGCATTCTTATCCAAAGCGCATCAACAATAGTGTTTGCCCATTCTCCGAAGTAAAGCTTTTGATTATACTCATTAAAATCAGTTATTAAAGTCTTAGCCTGGGCCAAAGTGATATGTGGGAAAGGTTCAACATCAAGCATCTTCAAATACTTTTGAAGCATTGCCGGATTGTTTTGATACTTAGCTTGATAATACTTTTCTAATGCTTAGTCTAATGAAAAATCAGGAGCTCCCTTTGTTCGCATTTCTTGGTAGTTACCCATTAACTCATCATCAGACCTAAGAATATATTCACGTCCATAATTAACAGAAGCTTTTTTAAATTCTTTTGGATACCAATATTGAGCAATGAATGCAGCGATTACCCTTTCTGTTCTTTCTGCCCAATCAGCTAACATATTTAATCGGGCCTCTTTAGGAGCTTGATTTGAATTATTTTCAGAAGCTGTTATTGCTTCACTATTACCCGGTTCAGGCCGTCTCATTCGGATAGTACCCCAATAACTCATTTCCATTAACTCTTCTAAATCTTCAAGGCTTTGATCTTGCTTTTCCCAGCCTTTAATATCAGGTGTAACGTATCCGAATATCTTACTAAAATCAAAAGACGTTTTCTCAAGAATATCTAATGGGAATTTAGCTACATCACTAGCCTTCGTCCTTAGCTTATAACCACTCCCTTTTTCTGCTCCAGGAGTTGAACAATCTTTACATGCATTACCACTTATTAATCCGTCTCCATGACATGTAGGGCATGTAAGTAATGGCTCAATAGCTTTTGCAAAGCCGTGTAGCTTCTTCTGTAAATCACGAACAGAACGATCAAAAAGAAAAGTATCCGCTAACTCTGTGATAACATGCAAAGGCGAGAAAAAACATTTAGGTTCATTAAATTTCATCAAATCACTGGCAATAATCGCAGGCGTTTTCTTCCAAATATTTGGCAAAGGATTCTGTTGAGTAATCTTAGGTGCCATTATTACTTTATCACCATCTTTCTTTACAATCAAATCTTTCGCATCATCTACAAATCGATAATAAGAAGACTTTGCTTCGTCTTTTTGATTTTCAAACTCATCATCCATTATACCGAAACCTTTTGCTTCGCCTACTGTCAACTTAAAACAGATATATTCCAACATCCTACCAGTGTGCTTATTGTAAAGCAAGTTTCCAGCAGGCCCTGTAGTTCCACTAAATCTGTTCTTAAGTACACGAACCTTAGTCATGTTGCGTACCTGTTCTTCTTCTGCTTGTCCATTACGTTCAAGACCAACAACCATATCACTAAGCTGAGCAATGGAGCCACTACCTCTAAGCTGTGCCAATGAAGTGACAGCACCTTCCTCATGTCCCTTATCAGAGGGACGCTTCAAGTGGCTAACAATAATGAGAGCTATGTTTGTTTCTTGTACAAGCATACGAAGCTTGGTCATTATTTCATCAATGGCTTTACGTTCATCACCACTCTCTTGTGCAGACACAATGATGGATACGTGGTCAAGGAAGATGTACTTACAGCTAAGACCTTTTGCCATGTAACGAACACGATTGATAATGTTATCTGTTGATGTGCTTCCGAAGTGGTCAAACAAAAACAATCTGCCTGTTCCTAATGTATTGTCAAAGGCTCTCTTGCGTTCTTCTTCTCCCACTTCATGGTCGGGCAAGTGCAATGGAACATTAGCTGCAAGAGACATGATGGATAAGCCTGTCTTACGAATGCTCTCTTCCAAGAACATAAGGCCAATGTTGTCCTCTGTCTTCTGCACAATGTGCCACACAATTTCTCTAAGCACTTGGCTCTTACCCAAACCACTACCAGCAGTGATGGTGACAAGCTCACCAAAGCGCATACCATAGGTGAGTTCGTTGAGTCCTTGCCAAGGATAGAAGCAATCTGCTGGAGCCAAAGGCTTAGACATTTCATCCCACAAGGTGGAGCCAGAGACAATACCATCTGGCACAAACTGTTCAGCCCTCCACCACCTATCTACAAAGGCAGCTTCCTTGCTCTCAGAAAGCCAATCACATGCATCCTTGTAATCAGGAAGTGGTTTAAACACCTTGCACTTGCTGCCGAAAAGCTCAGCCACTTCCTTAGCTGCCTTCACTCCATGCTCATCACCATCAAAACATACTATGATGTTTTCAAAGCTGTTAATATATTCATAATGTTGTTTGCAATCTTTCAATGCAGAGCCAGCACCATTACGTATGGACACAACAGGATACTTAGATCCTGTCATCTGGTATGCAGCCAGTGCATCAAACTCCCCTTCCACTATTGTGAGATAGCGCCCACCAATAGGGAACAAGTGTTGTCCAAACAATGTACCCTTACCCCACGCACCAGCAGTGGAGAAAGATTTTTCTTTTGTGCTTCTAACTTTTGCAGCTACAAGCTGACTGTCCTTATCGTGATAGGGAAAATATAAATTGTTGTCACACTTAACAACACCAAACTTTTCCATTGTTGCTTTAGTGATGCGTCTGTCAGAGACAGACACTGACATACCTTCTCTGTATTGTTTAAGAAAGGATGTGTCCTTCACTTCTGTTTCTTCTGCAAGCATTGTGTATGTTTCCTCTGAGGCTATGGTGGTGGGAGTGAATGTATTACATACAAAGCACTTGGTTGACATGTCATCATTTATTGATAGCCCATCTGAACTACCACAAGTGTGACAAGGTTGATGTGTTTTAATAAATGTTAAAGATTTATTTCCCACTCTACTCCTTTGTAAGTTATGTCGTGTGTCTTTAAAATGTTACAGTAGGCATCAAAAAGTTGACGCATCCTACTGTTGTGTAGTGCTGTGATGCCAAGAATTAAATTGGCTTGTTCATCTTCTGTCATAGGTATTGGTCTATCCATCATAGCCCATAAAAAAAGATCTAAGTCTTCTTTTGTAGTCCATGCTTGCATTATTAGTTGTTCTAAATCAGTGAACTTCATATATGTTTTTCCTTGTGTTCTTTAGCTATTGTTTCGTCCAGAAATATTTGACCACAAATACGACAACGCCACGCAAAGCCTTCTACAATTATAGTTTCTTTGTTGCCATGTTGTCCACGCACCCTTCCAAAAAATGTTTTGATTTTTTCAAGCACTGTTCTTCTCCTTAAGTTTAGGTGGTGTGCAAGTGTGAATGCTATCGATGCCGCCCAATCGTTTGCCCAATCGTTTGCCACATCGTTGGCAGAAGTTGCGTTCTTGGCTTTCCAACTTTGCAATGGCTTGCTTACCTGCTTGAATTGCCTCGTCAGCCGCACAATGTGGTGCAATGTTGTGATAACTGCATTGTCTATTTGCTTTTTCCAACGCCTCTACCATCTGTTTCAATACTTCAATCATGTGTTCTTCTCCTTGAGTTTGGCTTCAATGGCATGGGCAAACCGCATAGATTGCCAACTACTGTCCCATCCGTTTTCCACACAAATTGTTTTAATTTCCTCCTCCGTCAGCCCCACCCATGTACGCTGTGACTTTAAATAATCGTGCATCGCCATCATTGCGTTCGAAAACCAACCCAGCATCAATGACTCATCAATATCTTCAATCTGCCAGCCTGCCTTTTCTTTTGTATGAATGAAAAACTTTGCCCACGCTTGTGCGTCTGGGTTGCTATGAATTTTCATGTCGTAATCACTCATGCTTCACCTCTGGCTCTGATGGCGGCGGCAATAGGGTCTGCACCAATATAGCCATCACACACCTTTGCACATGCTTCACGCTCAATCCAAACTGCTTCATTAAAAGCGGCTACGCCTTTTTCATAGCCACTCTGAAACGCTTTGGCGGCTACCAGTTTGGCAAATTGATAGCGGGTAAACATCTCACCTTCTTCAATAGATTGACGCATGGCTTGTTGCCACATGGTGTCGATTTCATCTTGTGTCATGCAATTCTTTCGCTAATTATTAATTTAAAAACTTGCCAAGGCTCAGGCTTTTCTTTCCAATAATCAGTGTTCCAATTTTCTGGATACTTTTCCCGCAAGGCATCCATGTTTACCTTATGCTCAAGTGCTGCCCCTTCTGTGAAATACAGCATACCTTTGGGGTTGGGATCGTTTGGAGAAACCGCCATAAACCCTTGTTGGTCAGGAATTCTTGGGTCTTTAATTTGTTTTAGGTTGTTCATGTTTGTACCTTTGCTGCTAGATAAAGCCCAACATTACCTAAGCTATAACCAATAAAGGCTATGCCCAATCCTGTGTTTCCTTTTAGTAGTAGGTCTACAGCCACCACCAAATACACCACACCAATCATTGCTATAAGCCAAGCACTCATTGCTTCACCTCATATTGTTTAAGCACAAGCCGCAAAGCAGCAAGCAACTCTTTGTCTTGAATGTTTTCATTCAGATGAAGTTCCCACTTAATTAAAAACTCAAGCTCATCTACAACAACAGCTTCAATTTCTTCTCTAGTCATCTAAGCTCTCCAAAAACATTACAACAGTTACAAACACAGCTCCACCTACAAACCCGCCAA